GATCCTGTAAGCGAAAATATGAACGCACTTATGGGTAAACCGTTGAAGGCATTTATATATCAAGACCACGAAGCACACATCGCCGCGCACACCGCATTTATGCAAGATCCTATGGTGCGGCAGATGATAGGTCAGAACCCGCAAGGGCAGGCAATAATGGCTGCGTTACAAGCGCACATTGCTGAGCACATGGCCTTCTTATATCGCAAGCAGATAGAAGAGAAGTTAGGGGTCAAGCTGCCCGCGCCTAATGAATCGTTACCAGAAGAGATCGAAGTGCAGTTATCGCAGCTCATGGCCGACGCAGGACAGCAACTCACGCAGGTGCACCAGCAGCAGGCGGCGCAGCAACAAGCACAGCAGAAAGCGCAAGATCCTGTGGTGCAGATGCAGCAAGCGGAGCTACAGATAAAGCAACAAGAAGTGCAGCGTAAAGCGGCTAGAGACCAGACAGACGCGCAGTTCAAGCAGCAAGAGCTACAACTAAAAGCACAGAAAAACCAAGCTGATGCTATGATTGATGCAAAACAACTTGAGCTAGATCAGCAAGAGCTACAAATAGACGCACAGAAAGCAGGCGCTAAGCTAGCCGCTGATAGGCGTAAAGACAATACCAAACTAGACTTAGATCTGTTAAAAACTATAAAGGATTCTACTAGGACTCAATAGTGGCAAAAACCGTCTTAGACGTTTTAAAAGAGCGAATCGAAGCTGACAAGGCTTCTGCAACAAATTTCTTAGTGGGAGGGGCTGTGAAGGACTTTTCCCAATACAAAGAAACGGCAGGGTTATTACGAGGTCTGGACACCTGCTTGGGCTATATCGAAGACCTTTCGCGCAACTTGGAGTACGAAGATGACTGATGTTGCAGAAGCAATAGTCACTGAAGAAGAGTTTGAAGCTCAAATACCCGTACCTGTAGGGTACAGAGTGCTAATCGCCATGCCACATGTTGAAGAGACATTTGACGGCACTGACTTACTTAAATCCGTAACTACAAAAAACCACGAACAAGTCATGTCAATTATCGGGCTTGTGTTAGATATGGGCGAGCAAGCCTATTCTGATATAGACCGCTTCCCTACTGGCGCATGGTGTAAGCAAGGGGACTACGTAATGTTCCGCGCAAACACTGGAACTAGATTTTCAATAGCTGGCAAAGAATATCGTCTGATGAATGACGACTCTATTGAGGCTGTCGTACCAGATCCTCGCGGCATTGAAAGGGTATAAGGAGTAATTCATGGCGTTTCAAAAAGTAGAATTTTCTTTTCCCGACTCAGAGCAAGAAGAACAGACCGCACTGGAAGTGGAGAGTTCAAGTGAAGTAGAGATTGACCTGTCTGGTAAGAAAACCGCAGATGACTACAGAAACTCAGAGCCTGTGGTAGAAGTCAAAGAGGAAGCGGAACCCGATATTGACATTGAGGTTGTAGATGACACACCGAAAGCTGATCGGAACCGTAAACCCTCAGAGCCTCCGAAAGATGTCACAGACGAAGAACTCGCGGATTATTCTGAGAAAGTTCAACAGCGTATAAAGCACTTCAGCAAAGGCTACCACGATGAGCGCCGTGCAAAGGAGCAGGCTTTACGAGAGCGTGAAGAATTAGAAAGGCTTACCCAAAAGCTCGTAGATGAGAATAAAGAGCTGAAGGGTAACGTCACAAAGAATCAAGAAGCGTTACTTGAGCAAGCTAAAAAGGCTGTAGCCGCAGAATTACTGCAGGCAAAGCAGATTTATAAGGATGCTTACGAGTCTGGAGAGGCGGACAAGGTTATTGAAGCGCAGGAAACCTTAACCAGCGCGAAAATAAAGTCTGACAAACTAAACAACTTCAAAGTGCCAGCTTTACAAAAAGAAGAAACTTCGGTACAAGAGGACACAACTGCTGCGCAACAACCGTATGACGCCCGCGCAGAAGAATGGAGGGCAAACAATTCTTGGTTTGACCAAGATGAAGAAATGACAAGTTTAGCTGTGGGCCTACACCACAAGTTGGTAAGACAAGGTGTAGACCCTAGAAGCGATGAATACTATGAGCGCATTGACGCTCGTATGCGCGAGGTGTTTCCCAATGAATTTGAGGATGCAGCTCAACAAATAGAAGAGAAACCCAAGCCAAGGTCAAATGTGGTTGCCCCCGCTACGCGGAGCACCGGCCCTAAAAAGGTCACACTAACGCAGACACAAGTAGCCCTAGCAAAAAGATTGGGAGTTCCACTCGAAGAATACGCCAAACAGGTTGCACAAGAAATGAGGAACAGCAATGGCTGAGAACAGAATTAAGAGAGATAACGACACACGCGAAACCAAGTCTCGTAAGAGGCATTGGGTGAAGCCCGAAGTCCTACCTCAAGTTGAAGTAGAACCCGGATATGCAACGCGCTGGGTACGCATCTCTACTTTAGGAGTAACCGACGCCAGCAATGTTTCTTCTAAACTACGTGAAGGTTGGGAGCCAATAAAAGCAGAAGATTATCCAGAAATATTGTCTGATAACAACGAAAGGTTTGAAGGCAACATAACGCAGGGTGGTTTATTGCTTTGTAAAGCTCCGGTAGAAATGGTTGAGGAGCGTAATGAACATTACGAGACTCAGACCAGACAGCAGATGCAGTCTGTAGACAACAACTTCATGCGCGAAAATGATCCTCGTATGCCTTTATTTCACGAGCGCAATACAAAAGTTACCAATTTTGGTAAAGGAACTTAATTTTTGTTAAGAGGTTAACATGGCTTATCCAACAGTTGATGCCCCCTATGGGCTAAGGCCGGTAAAGCTGCTTAGTGGTGTTCCATACGTAGGTACTACTCGTCAATACGGTATAGCCAGTGGCTATGGCACGAGTATTTTCTACGGAGATGCTGTTAAGTTAGTTGCTGGCGGCACTGTCGAGCGTGATACGTTTGACGCTGCCATGACTCCTATTGGAGTCTTTATGGGTGTTACTTACACCGATCCAAGCACTTCACAAGTGACTTTCCGACAAAACTACCCAGCTAGCACCGCTGCTTCAGATATTCAAGCGTATGTGTGTGATGCTACGGACGTATTGTTCAAGGTTGCTGTTGTATCTTCTGGTACAACGATTGGTGACTTGGCTATCACTGATATTGGCGCAAATGTCGCTGGAGTAGATAACACCGGAAGCACCGTAACAGGTAACTCCGCAAGTGCTATTTCAGATACGTCTGCTTCTACTAATACACTTCCTTTCCGCATTGTTGCCTTGGTTGAAGAAACCAAGAACTCTTCTGGCGGATTTACGGAAGCGTATGTTAAGTGGAACGCAGGGCATCAATTTAGCAACACCACTGGCACATAGGGAGTAAGGTAAAATGGCTATTTCAAGAGCGCAATTACTTAAAGAACTCCTGCCGGGGCTGAACGCTTTATTTGGCATGGAGTACGCTAAGTACGAAAATGAGCACACAGAAATTTTTGAGCAAGAAACTTCTGATCGTTCGTTTGAAGAAGAAACCAAGTTGTCAGGTTTCTCCGCTGCACCCGTCAAGGACGAAGGTGCCGCGATTGAGTATGACAACGCACAGGAAGCATTTACTGCTCGTTATACGCACGAGACCGTGGCTATGGGCTTTTCGATCACTGAGGAAGCAATTGAAGATAATCTCTACGATTCGCTCTCTGCACGTTATACGAAGGCTCTGGCACGCGCTATGGCGTACACCAAGCAGGTGAAAGGTGCTGCAATCCTTAACAATGCGTTTGCTGCAGGCACCACTTACGGTGATGGCAAGACGCTTTGTGCAACAGATCACCCGTTAGTTTCTGGCGGAACCAACTCAAACAGACCTTCAACTGGTGCTGACTTGAACGAGACTTCTTTGGAAGCCGCTGTCATTCAGATCGCTGGTTGGACTGATGAGCGTGGACTGTTGATTGCTTCACGACCTGTTAAGTTGGTCGTACCAACTAACCTCCAATTTGTAGCAACTCGTTTGCTAGAGACGGAAGGTAGGGTAGGCACGGCGGATAATGACTTGAACGCAATTCGTAACAATGGCTCTATATCGGGCGGTTACACGATCAATCATTATCTGACTGACACGGATGCGTGGTTCTTGACCACTGACATTCCGAATGGCTTGAAGCACTTTGTCCGTGCTCCGATGGCTACATCTATGGATGCAGACTTCGATACGGGCAACTCGCGATATAAAGCCCGCGAGCGTTACTCTTTCGGCGTATCCGACCCACTTGGGATTTTCGGATCACCCGGAGCGTAAAACGCTACACAAAGAAGGGGGCACTTGTTGCCCCTTTTCTTTTTCTACTGTATAAAACTCTTATCCCTGACAGGCGCATCCCGTGCCTGACCTAGCCACGACAGGAGATGACAATGGCTAACACTACGTTTAACGGCCCCGTCCGTTCGGAAAACGGTTTTCAAGCAATCACAAAAGACAGCAGCATTGGTGGTGTAACAAGCACCATGACCCTGCAAACCTACACCACCACAATCACTGTTGCTAACGGTGCTACCACAGGAAAAGAAGGATCTATTGGAATCCCAGTGAACTTCATTCCTATGGGCGTAACTGTAGCTGTAACAACTGCTGCGGCTAACTCTGTCACTTTGAATGACATTGGAACAGACGCCGATACTGATGGGTTTGTAGACGGTATTTCTGCTGCTGTGAATAGCACAGGATTCAAAGGATTCTTCCCTTGTAACGGTGTTCTTGGCATGTCTGGTGGAACCACCACTGCCGCAGGAGCTACCGCAGATGAGGTAGAGCTTGTCGTGTCTGGTGATCCGGGTGGCGACACTGTAATTGTATTGAAGTTCTTTGGTATCAGTAGTTCTTCTGACGCATCTTAGGAGGCAGTCATGGCTGATGCAGTAGCTTCTCAAACAATAGTTGATGGGTCATCTTATGTGGCTATCAAACTAACAAACATTTCTGACGGTACTGGCGAGTCCGCTGTGACCAAAATAGATGTGAGTGCGTTGGAAGCAGATTCACGCACTGGATTGTCTTGCACTGACGTAAACATAGAGCGTATATGGTGGCAGTGTATAGGCATGAAAGTCCGCATCTTGTTTGATGCAGACACAGATGTTATGGCAATAGAGTTAGGTGAAAACCAAAGTGGAGATCACGATTACTCTATATTTGGTGGGTTAGTTAACAATGCAGGAACCGGCAAGACGGGGGACATAAAGTTCACCACAGTCGGAGCCGGCAGCGGTGACACCTACACTGTCATAATGTACCTACGTAAGAAGTTCGGCTAATAGCTTTGCGTAGTTACTACAAAAAGAAAGCTGATAGCTGCCCTTCGTTTAAGAAGGGTGGTATGGCTGGTATGTCTGTAAAAAGTGGGGATAAACGCCCCACTAAATCTGGCGCTGGGATGACAAAGAAAGGCGTTGCGAAGTACAGACGACAGAACCCCGGAAGCAAATTGCAGACGGCGGTTACCGAGAAAAGTCCTACGGGCAAACGAGCGGCACGCAGAAAGTCTTTCTGTGCGCGTTCAGCGGGTCAAATGAAAAAATTCCCTAAAGCAGCGAAAGACCCTAACTCAAGGCTGCGACAGGCGCGAAGAAGATGGAGATGCTAAATTGGCATATTTACAAAGCAACATCCCGCACTTTAAGTGTTGGGTGCGGCGGGAGTATACCCATAACCATGAGAAGTACCACGGCGAGTTTATTCACGCTATGGCTATCGCGGTTACGACTATACCCTGCAGGTGTTTGAGTTTTCAGGTAATTTTTACTGGAGCAGAAACTTACGATGACGAGAATGAACCCAACGTACACGGCGGCGCTATGTGGGCACGTATGCCTATAACAGCGTTATGCGGTGACACTCCGTATGACGAGTGGCCGGTGCCTATGGACGTATGGGCCGCGCAGCCTTGGGACTGTAGTTCTCGCACGCACGCTGTTTACGTACTTGACAGGGCAACACCATGCCCTTGGCTGGCAAAAATAGACGGTGAGATGTATCCAGCGAAGTACATGTTTACGGTGGACTATACAGATTCGGAAATAGGCGATGACCCTGCACAGCACAAGCAAAGTCACGTTATGGAACTCTTAGATGCTGGCGAGTGGACGGGTAACATCATAGCCCTGCCCAACAACAGAGTACGTGTTACTCACCCAGCATGGTTTGAGACAGGGGAGGGGGCACCAGATTTTAGACCTTCTCAGTATGTGCATTACAGCAAATCTGATTTGGACTACACGTTAGATACCAACCAGATATTTAACAACTTATATGCGGAGTAAGTTATGGCGATGAAGAAAAAGACTAAAGGCTACAAAGTTGGTGGCATGAAGTCCAAGATGAAAGCCAAAGGTATGAAAGCTGGCGGCAAGATGGCATCTAAGATGAAAGCCAAAGGTATGAAAGCTGGCGGCAAGATGAAAGCCAAAGGCATGGCGAAGGGTGGCATGAAGACCAAAGGTTACATGGCTGGAGGGTTGAAAGACGCACCAGAAGGTAATACGGGTCTTAAAAAGCTACCTAAAAAAGTGCGTAACAAGATGGGGTTCAAGGCCAAAGGCGGCATGATGAAGACCAAGGGCTACGCTAAAGGCGGCATGAAGTCTAAGATGTCTTCAAAAGGTGGCGCTAAAGGCGGTAAGAAGCCTACTACACAAAAGGTTCGCGGTGCCGGTATCGCTCGTAAGGGTGTACGTCCAGCGAAGATGCGATGAGGCACTACTATAAGAAAGGCGGGAAGGTTAAATCAGGGGGCAAGATATGCCCTTCTGGTAAGGCGTGGGCTAAACGCACCTTTGATACTTACCCGTCTGCTTACGCAAACATGGCTGCATCTAAGTATTGCAAAGACCCTAGCTATGCCAAGGGCAGCAAGAAAAAGAAGAAGTAATGGGACAGCTAAAACAATGGCGTGACCAGCAATGGGTTCGTATTGGCACTGATGGCAAGATCAAGGGGCCGTGCGGTACGTCTAAAGACAAAAAGAACCCAGATCGTTGCTTGCCCAAATCTAAAGCGCAGTCATTAAGTCAGTCTGAACGTGCTACTACAGCACGCAAGAAGAAAAAGGCTGGAGCAAAAGGTAAGACAGTAGTATCGAATACGCCAAAGGCGAAGGTAAGGACTGCAAAAGCAGGCGGTATGATCCGCGAAAACCACAAGGGTTGCGGAGCTGTAATGGGCAATCGCAGAAAGAAAACGTTGTACGTAAGAGGTACTAAAAATGGGTAAGTTAGAGGTTTTTCAGAACGGCAATTTTTCTGATGGTAGGCCCGTATTTCAAGTTGGGAGTAAGAATGAAGACGGTACTTACGTCGTTGTTAACGCTAACTTGATGAGTGAAGAAGAAGCAAATGCAGCATTAGCCGAGCTACAGCCTGCACCTAAGAAAGAAGCGGCACCTAAAAAGGCTCCAGTTAAAAAAGTCACTGCTAAGAAGAAGTAAATGACTACCTCTGGAACAACAGCATTTGATATGGACTTCACGGAGATCGCTGAAGAAGCGTGGGAACGTGCGGGCCGTGAAATGCGTTCTGGGTATGATCTTCGCACAGCACGTAGGTCTATGAATTTGCTGACTATAGAGTGGCAAAATCGTGGGATTAACTTGTGGACTATTGACGAGGGTACTGTGTCACTTGTTGAAGGTACGTCAGAGTACAATTTACCCGCCGATACCATTGACCTGCTAGAACAAGTTATACGCACAAATAGCGGCGATACTGCTACACAGTCTGATTTAACCATCAGTCGCATAAGTGTTAGCACGTACGCATCCATACCGAATAAGTTGACTCAAGGTAGGCCAATTCAAGTTTGGATAGAGCGGCTGCGCGACAACCCGACCATAAACGTGTGGCCTGTCCCAGATAAAAACGATACTTACATATTTAAGTATTACCGTATGCGTAGGATACAAGATGCGGGCAGCGGCGTAGAGACTGCTGACATGAACTTTAGGTTCTTACCGTGTCTTGTGGCGGGATTGGCGTACTACATATCTATGAAAGACCCGGATCTAGCTCCTCGTATACCATTACTAAAAGAGGTGTACGAAGAGCAGTTTCAGCTAGCAGCGGAGGAAGACAGAGTGAAGACGCCTGCTAGATTTGTGCCGAGAATAGGGTATGTCTAACAGGTTTGCGTCTACCCGCAGAGCGATTGCAGAGTGTGACATTTGTGGGTTTCAGTATAAGTTACGGGAACTAAAGAACTTAATACGTAAAGGACGTGACACTAATTTAAAAGCGTGCCCTGAATGTTGGAATCCTGACCAGCCGCAGCTTAAATTAGGCGAGTTTCCTGTAGATGACCCGCAAGCTATACGTGACCCAAGACCTGATAGAAGTCTTGGAGAAGCGGGTAAAAACAGCAGCCGACAAATACAGTATGGGTTTAATCCTGTCGGCGTAGGTAGAGACCCATTTGGTTTGACACCTAATAACCTTGTTGCTACAGGGGAAGTAGGTACAGTAACGATAACAACAACTTAGGTGACCTTATGAAAAATTTGAGCACAGTAAAGCCAGTAAAAGACGCTCCTAAGCCAGATATGAAAGGCGTCAAAACCACAGGTATTAAAGTACGTGGCACAGGCGCTGCTACAAAAGGAACTATGGCCCGTGGGCCTATGGCATAAATTATGAGTATGACCTACTCACAGTTGACGGCGAACATACAGGACGTTTGTGAAACCACATTCACAAGTGACCAGCTTGCCTTGTTTGTGCAACAGACAGAGCAGTTTATATACAATACTGTTCAGCTTCCGTCTCTGAGAAAAAATGTGTCAGGCACCATAACGTCGGGTAATAAGTACCTAACTGTGCCTTCAGATTATCTGTATACCTACAGTTTGGCTGTGGTTAATACTGATGGGTCGTTCGATTTTTTGTTAAACAAAGACGTTAACTTCATTCGTGAAGCGTACCCTACACCCGCATCTACAGGCACACCTAAGCATTACGCAAACTTTAATGATGAGACGTTTATTCTTGGCCCTACGCCAAACGCTAGTCTTACTGTAGAGCTTCATTATGGGTATTACCCGGAGTCTATTGTTACGGCTAGCACACTACCGTGGCTTGGAGAAAACTTTGACTCTGCGCTACTAAACGGCTCTCTGGTTGAAGCGATACGGTTTACAAAAGGTGAGCCAGATATGGTTGCGCTATACCAACAGATGTTTGGGCAGTCTATGGTTCTGTTAAAGGCTTTGGGCGATGGCAAGCTACGTGGTGATACGTATAGAGAAGGTCAATATACACAGGTAGTTACGTAGCATGTTTGTTAAAGCGCCAGCAATGGAGATAGGGCAGGTCACAGTAGATACTACTGAGTATAGGGGGCATGATCCAGAGTATTGGGCTGAGCAGGCTACTAGCCGTATTGTGAGTGTCGGGGGTAACTGTCACCCAGCCATAGCTCA